TGTGTGTGTAGTGGTGGTGGTGTTGGTGGCTGCAGTGGTGTGTATGTAGTGTGTGGTGTGTGTGGTAGGTAATTCTCATCTCAAAATTCAGGGTGGGTGTCCAAAGTTTTAGTAACCGAGGGGGCATTTAAGCACAAAGCCTCCCTTTTTCACAAATACAAAAAAATTTTTATTATCTTTGTATTAATTTTAAAAATATAATATTATGCCAAATACTACTAAGATAGGTATGTTTAATGTTCCTAATTTTACAGGGGGTGTTAATAGAGGGTTAACCTCTGCAGGTTTAGGAGGTTCAAGTGGAGCTCTTTTACCTAATACAGGGACACCTCAAGCAAGAGAGATAGGTGCTCCAGGAGCGGGGTTACAGGGAGTTGTGGGACTAAATGATCCTTGTACTCAGAGTTTGCTTGCTACAGGACAGCCAACACCGTGTCCTCCAGGCATGCAACATGATCCTCCAGGTTCGTGTGGACCTTGTATAGGAATTCCTTCTGTAGTAGATAACCCTGCTGGTGTGGGTTTAACATCTGATGAGCCCATCCCTGGTGAAACTCCATTAAATCCATGTCCTGATCCAACATCTCCAAATCCTAGTAATAAACCAGGAGAGTATAAATGGAATACAGCCACTTGTTCTTGGGAGCTAGCATTAAGTGTAGGACCAACTAAGGGCCCTATAAAACAAACAGCATTATCAGATATCATGTCAGGACAATTATCTTATGGAAGACAAAAAGGAGCACAATCCAGACAAGAGTTAGGAAGTATGTTTGGTAAAATGGGAGGCGGAATAGGAGGAGGATCTCAAGGAGGTTTAGAGATTTTCCAAAATCCTTTATTAGCTTCAGGGTCTCCTTATATTGGAAAGAATGTCTCTCAATTTGATCAAGGGGGAAGAATGGGTAATCCTTACACATATTCTAATGGGGGAAACGTTGAGTTTATGTCAAATTTTAAAAAAGGACTTAATTCAGCCGTGGCCGCTGGGCAGATACAAAATGTTATTAAAAATAATCGCTCATCAAGAAGATTTACTTCAGGCGGAAAATTTTAATACATGAGAAGTATAGATACCAAAGCTGGTAAAGTATATTACGAGAATGGGGTATTTACCTTAGAAAAAAATTTCAAAGATTTATCTCTTTTAATAAAAGAAGAAGACTCTATACGAAGAAGGGTACAGGATTGCGATTTTGATATAGTAAAATCCTCTTGGTTTATTGTAGACAATCCCTTTTATGATATAGAAAAGATAATAGAAGATAGTGCTCTAAAGATAAGATTTGTATATAAATTAGAATTAGAATACGCAAGATAATGTATTTGTTAAATTTAAATCGCAAAGGAAATGTATATAAAGATGACGATGGAGTGGTGGGCGTACCAGAATTCTTATCTGTATTACAAACTGAAAAATTAGGAGCTTTAGCACTTAAATGGGTGGCTTTGGTATATGACTATGAAAGCCCCTATAGGCACTACAGCGAAACCGAAAGGAAAAAAGCAGTTAGTAAGGATCTATATGACACCTATAAATGGACTGGAGAAAAAAATTTAACGCTGCAGGCAGCGTGTGAGAAGTACAAAAAACTGCAATTTGATCCATTGGATGAACAACTGATGGCTTTTAATGCAAAGATTATGCAGTTCACAGATTTTATGAATGATATGATAGTAGATGAAGAGAGCGCAGAAAGTTTACAAAAAATTATGATAGGTGTAGAGAAAATATTAAAAACTAGACAGTCCTTATTAGATGCAATAGAAAGAAGAGGAGAAAGACAAAAAATTGCAGGTGATAAGGATTTATCTTTTTTAGAAAGAAGAAAAGAAATTAAAGAATTATAATATGCCAAATAAATGTGATGATCCAGGAATTTGGAATAATACAGCTAATATTTGTGCCAGTTTAACAAATATAAATAGTATTTTAGGTAACCATGCTCCTAACTTTATTAGTAACGTAGAACAGAGTTTTATTAATAGTGGTTGTCAATATGTAACTTCTATGATATCTTCTCTGCAACAAATGTTAATACAGACTGGTATAAATATTGTTCATACAAATGCAAAAATAGCATATTTAACATGTATACATAAATCATGTTGTGCGGTACCAATGCTCGGAGGCTGTATGGATGATGGTCAGATGCCAAATACATATCAAAATAATCAAGGAGGGAATGGAAGTGTAACACCGCCACATGCAGCAACAAATTACAATCCACAAGCTACAGTGGATGATGGTAGTTGTATTTATCCAAATCCAGCAATAGGTTGTTGTGATCCATATGCTGTTAACTATATTGATCCTGCTAATTATCCACCAGCAACCACAATTTTAGATTGTGATGATCCACCAAATATAATAGGAACCACTTCTTTTTTAGCACATGGGCCTTATGGAGATGTAAGTTGTTGTAATTACGATCCACATCCTTGTAATTTAAATGTTGGAGATATAGGTCCTGGTGGTGGTATTGTATTTGCTATACCAGGCCCTGTGTCTGGAACAGGAACTGGACCGATTAATACATCTTCATATTATTTTGAAATATGGCCACAAGATATGGCTCAATCTACAATGCCAGGTAATCCTAATATAAATACAAGTTGTTCGGCTGCTGGATCAGGAGGGTATGAATGGGGATTGTATACTACAAATATACCCTCTGGTTCTTTTGGTACTAATTTAGGAGACGGAGAAGCAAATACATTATATATATCAAATGCAGCAAATGGAGTTACTACAGGAAGCGGAAATGGATTAGCAGTAGATTTAGCTTTGTCTGCATCTCAAATGGGTGTTGTTGGATGGTATTTACCAAATAGTAAAGAATGGGATTTAATAGTAAATGCTGTAAATAGTAACGCATTATTAGCTGCCGATATAAATCTAACAGGAAAATATTGGTCATCATCTTACCCGCAAACTGTTGATAATAATAAGGCTTTTGCAGTTGAAGCAACAGGAGCAGGAGCTATGCAATCTGTAAGACCAAGATGTCATACCTATAAAGTGAGACCAATTAGAAAGTTTGCTTGTGCTAGAGGAGTAAAATATAATTATATAAATAAGAATATATATATGAATGCAAGATCTCCTGGAGGATGTAATATGTATACATCATCAAGTCCTGGAATCTGGGTGGGTAATGCTATAGGTGGTAGTTTTTTACAGATTAATGTCAATAAAGTACTAACTTCACTACACGGTATCGGTTCCTTTATGAACATGCCGTATCCTCTTCCTTATCCTAATACTACAGGCATAAATGGATGGATGACATTAATTAGTATATGGGATAAACATGAAATGTTATTAGGTAGATGGAAATATCAGGTATTTCAGAATACCTACTGTAGTTACTTATCAACTTGTTATAAGGAAATGCATGCAAATTTAATTAGTCATGTAGAAGGTAATATTCCTATTTTGAATGTCCCGGATTATGCTTTTGTAAAGATAGAACACGCATCTATGTATGGAACAAATGATCCTGTTTGGTTTGCTGATTCAAAAGATTTACAAAATTATGCAGGAACAGGAACTAATATAAGGATGGTAGATCCTGTTACAGGAGCTCCTATTTCAGGATATCATCCACAATATCAATATAAATGTATACAGCATTGTGGACATCCATCAGTGCCTTGGCAGGGTAATGGATGCCATTTATGGTATTCTCCTTATCCCCCACCAACAATAGGTAATTTAAGTGGTCCTCTATTCCCAATAAAAAACGATTGTTTGAATCATTGTTTTCCTAATCAACCAGTACAACCTAAATTAAGTGAATCAGAAGAAAAGAGATTAATAGAAGAAAACTGTCCAGATAGAAATGAAATTTATAAAAACTTAGAAAATAAATAAAATAAAATTATGGCTAAAAAAGAAAAATATAATTTAGATTATTTATATAAAACTTATAAAAAATTCTATAGGAAAGGAGAAATGCTTAAAGCTAAAAAATATAATACTCTTGCTAAAGAATATCATAATATAGATTTAGAAACTAATTTTCATCAGTTTCTAGAAAGAAAAGAAGATAGAACTGGACCTTTTGGTGTTGGGGAATATAATGAAATAAAATATGGCTAAAATTAAATTTGATCCTCAGAAATATAGACCTATTGCAAATTATGGTCATCCTGATATGAATGCTGATTCAATAACTTATCAAGAATATTGGGCTAAGGAAACAGATAGATGTATTAATGGATTTAAGCCTAAAGGCATGAAAAAGATTTCTGGTAAATATTATTTCTATCTTAATTATTATATGATACTTGGTAATGATGGTACAAAAGGAAATCGTAAAACATTAATAAATCCTTGGTATAGACAAATGGATCATGAATATTTTGATACGTTTGAACAATGTAAAGAAGACGGTAAAGGTATGATTGTTATTAAAGCAAGGGATAAGGGATTTTCTTATATGAATTCTGGTATGATTGCTCATGAATTTACTTTCTTTCCTCATAATGATGTTGGTATAGCAGCTGGTTTACAAGCTACAGCTGATGCATTTTTTGATAAAACTAAAAAAGGTTTAAATGCATTACATGATAATTTTAAACATAGTATATTAAGAGACACTGATGGTATTAGACGTAGCGGATATAAACAAAAGAATAAAGATGGTAAATGGGAAATAGGGGGTTATCAATCTACTATTATTTGTAGAACAATGGATAATCCAGAAGTATTTAAAGGAGAAAGGGTTGCTGTTATGGTATTTGAAGAAGCTGGTGAGTTTAAGCATTTAAAAAATGCATATATGTCATCTAAAGCTTGTTTTATGGATGGGGATATACAATTTGGAGTTCCTATTGTCGGGGGTACTGGTGGGGATATTACAAGAGCGTCTAAAGATTTTATGGATATGTATTATAGTTCTGATGCTTATAATTTAGTTCCAATGTTTATTCCTGCCAATAGAGCATACTATGGATTTTTTGATATTAAGACAGGAAAAGAAAAACCAGAACAAGCAAAAGAAAAATTAACAGTTGAGAGAGAAAATATACAAAGATCTGGAGATAATGAAGCATATAATTTACATATACAAAATTATCCTTTAACTATAGAAGAAGCTTTTTTAAATACACATTCTGCTCGTTTTGATATAGCTCTTATTAATGCACAAAGATCAAGAATATTATCAAGCAAAGATAACCGAAGTCAGATACAAAGAGGATATTTAGATTGGGAGTTAGGAAAAGAAGATTTTAAAGTTTCTTGGCGACCACATCCTCATGGAGCTTATAAAATATTAGCTCATCCAGAGTTAGAATATGAAAATTTAGATATTGGAGGTATTGATTCTTACGATCAAGATCAAGCTGGAGCCTCAGATTCTTTGGGTAGTGCGATAATTTATCGTAGATTTGCAAATACTGATATGCCAAGCGATTATGTAGTTGCTGAATACACTGATCGTCCTAAGAAAAAAGAAGATTTTTGGGATGGTTGTTTAAAATTAGCAGTATATTATAATTCAAGAATGTTAGTAGAATATACAAAGATTGGTATATTGGATTATTTTAAACGAATGAACGGGTTAAAATATTTGAAAGAAAAGCCAGAATCTGCACATAATCCTGGAACCAAAACTAGAAATAGATATGGTGTGCATATGAATAAACAAGTCAAAGCTTTATTAGAAGATTTGATAGATGATTATTTAAGAGAGAGCGCGCAGGATATTTGGTTTATAGATTTGATTGATGAGTTGGCTAATTATGGATTGCAAAATACTGACCGTGCTATGGCTTTTGGTCTTTGTCTGATTCATAATATAGATAATTATAGAATACAAGCAGGGGTTAAAGAAGAGAAAAAAGAATTAGGATTTAAATATTATAAAATGGGATACAATGGTGTTCCTTTGGCAATAAATTAAAGTTATGGAAAATAAATATAAATCAATGCCTTCAATGTTAGTTTCTGAAAAAGAAAAAAATGACGAATGGTGTGAACAAGTTTTAAATTCTATTGTAGGTTATATGGCTTCTGGAGATAGCACACATAATTTTAGTAGAGTAAGAGATATAAGAAATTATCAAATTTATAATGGGGATCTTAATCAGGCTGACTATTCTTATCTAACAGAGCAGTATGGATTAACATATCCCGCTAGACTTGTAAATTATCCTATTATCACTCCTAAAATAGATTTATTGCTAGGTGAAGAGTTAAGAAGACCTTTAGACATGAAGGTTTCCACTGTAAATAAAGAGGCTGTTGTTAGAAAGCACGATCATAAAGTGTCTTTAATGATGAGAGAGCTTTTAGATGAATTTCATGAAGAATTTAAAGAAAAAGAAGGTATTGATATAATAGAACAAGGCCAAGGTATTCCTGTGCCTGAAGATATAGAATTATATATGAAATATAATTATCGTGAGATGATTGAGGAAACAGCTCAAGATGGATTAGAATATATAGTAAATAGGTATAATATAAAAGATATATTTAAAGAAGGATTTAGAGATTTACTTGTAACAGGAAAAGAATTTTTTAAATTAGAGATATCTAATGGAGATCCTATTGCAAGAAGAGTTGATCCTAGAACAATAGTATATGATTATTCAGTTCATTCAGATTATTTAGAAAATGCATCATGGGTGGGAGAAGAAAGATGGCTAACTATTAATGAAATTAATGATATATATAAAGACTATCTTACTAAAGATGATTTATTAGAATTAGATAAAATGAGACATTTATATAAAGGTGGAGATGTAAATCATTATAACACTTATTTTGAATGGGTGAATGTTGGTCATGGAAAAGAAACTAAAATTCGTGTAATAAATGCGGAATGGAAATCTTTAAGAGCTATAAAATTTAAGTTATCAGAAAATAAATTTAATCCTAGTAGGCCATTTAGAAAAATGGTTAAAGATACATATAAGCCAAGAAAAGGAGAAAATATACAAACCAAATGGGTGGATGATGTTTGGGAAGCTACAAAAATTGGTGGTAAAATATTGGTAAAAGCTCAAAGACGAGATAATCAAGTAAGAAGTATTGATGATCCAGGTAAAACTCCTTTATCTTATGTGGGCTGTATAAAAAATAATACAACAGGTAATCCAGTTTCTTTAGTAGACTTACTTGACAATATACAAATGCTTTATAATATTGTTGTTTATCAAATAGAACTTGCTATGGCTCGTTCTGGAGGAAAGGCTGTTGTTTATGACACTTCACAACTTCCTACTAATTTAGGTATGGATATTCAGACTGTACTATATCATTTAAAAACAGATGGTATTATTCCAATTAATTCTAAAGACGAAGGAAATCAAGTGAGTACTTTCAATCAGTTTCAACAAATAGATTTTACTTTATCTCAATCTGTACAGCAATTAATAAACTTAAAAGTTATGTTAGAAGATATGGCTGGACAAGTTTCTGGAGTAACCAGACAAAGAGAAGGTGCAGTAGAACAATATGAATATGTTGGGAATGTTCAAAGAAGTGTAATTCAATCTTCTACTATTACAGAAAGCTGGTTCTATTCTCATGGTGAAGTTAAACAAAAAGTATTAGAGGGATTGTGTAATTTAATGAAAATTGCTTGGGCTAATGGTAAAAAGGCAGGTATGATATTAGGAGATGGAGCGTACAAATTT